TGGGACACATGCGAGTGGGTCTCCTTCTCAATACACGAGTGGGTGGACAACAACACCAGCTTCTTCAGACTACGTTCCGGGAGTTCCGGGTGCGACGAGTCAGTTTGTTGTTGATGCGAACACGCCAAGTACACTTTACTATTATTGTGGGGCCCATTCCGGTATGGGTGGAACTGGATCTATAAACGTGGCGGATTCGACCAGTGGTATCATACTTACGTATGGTACACACGCACTGGTCGCAAACTCGACGTTTTCGGGTGAATATACGATAGCGACAAACTTCGACGGGACGACGAGTAATTTATACGTGAATAATATATTAATATCACAAACAACCCCGACGATCGCGTCGGGTGCGAAGACGTTAAAAATTGGTGAAGACTATAACGGGTTAATTAAGAACCTTAAGTTTTGGAATAAAAATTTGGTACCCGTAGAAGGTAATATATTTGAGTCTAAAATAGGTAGTATGTCTAGTGGTTCTTGGTATGATGAAGGTACTACTCACTTGGCACCGAATATAATAAATAGTGTTGCTCAAATTTCGGGCGAAAGTTGGACAGATGGTAGTAACGTGACTCATACAATATGGGGGTTTGATTTGAAAGCCGGACTTACGGGTGCTCAGCAACCTCACGCAACTGATGCCTCATGGATAACTTTCAAGCCGGGTACAACAACATCAAACGGTACGTGGTATTGGGGACTTCCTTCGGGTACTGCACAAACACGTTCTGGAACTACAATATCAATTTATGAAGGTAGTTCTTTAAGAGCTCAGTTTACAGATACAAATATGTTTGTCAATGGTTTAATTCCTACTATACCATTTCCGAAAGCGATGAAATATAATACTTAATCCCAAACTCTCTGCATATTCGATTGTATAGCCCACGGGTACCGTATTTTACCGTACCCAATAATGTTATACGCATCGATACCGATACGATTACATTTGGTACACACGTCAAAACTATCATCAATTATCGAGTCTAAGGCAAGACTTCGACAGATTTCGTGTTTCTCAATTTCGTGGTCCGTATAACTATTGGTCATGATAAGATCATCGAATGTATTGGGGAACCAGTATTCGAGCCATTTTTCGGTCTGATCACGCGCGTAACTTTGACGACCCGTGACGATATACATTGTATCGGCGTGTTTGCGTAAATGTCCCATTTGTTTACACACACCTGGTATAGGTTTAAGTTTCGCGAACGCCTCGGATTCGTAAAAATCATGGACCATGTTTCGCGATTGGGGTTCGGTAATGTTAAACATATCTCTATAGACGTACGGGTACTTTTGGGTGGTCGGCATTTTGTATCCACGGAACTTTGCCATAGGTCTTACGAACGAGACGAGAACTTCGTCGATATCAATAGCAACTCTTTTCATTTAAATAATACTATAAAAAAATCTCTAACTGTGTTTTTTGTGATTGAAATTTTTATTCAGGTATAGTAGAGTATGGCGGATAAAATACCCGTCGTCGACTATAGCAGAATGGAACGACTCAAACCTCCAGAAAATACAGTTATACCACTAAATGCAAATACGATTTGTTTGTTTCTAATAATTGCGACCATAATTGGTCTTTATAAACGCCACGTCGATATTAGTCAAGATCGCGAACGACGTCGTATTTGATACACTCGTTAGGGTCGAGGTAAACGTCACGTTTCATAAGTTTCTTAAGTTGTTTATCAGGAATATTGGTTTTCTCCGTATAGGTTTTCTTAACCATGTTCATGAGTTTATCACACATTTTCATCTCATCCTTAACTTCCTCGTATTTCCCCCAAAACCCGGTCGTGGATATTTGGTGAATGAGAACGTGTGCGTTCTTACCGATGAGACGTTCGTGTCCACCCAAAAGAAGGAACGTTGCTGCCGAGCAGCACTCACCTTGTGCGATCGTGATAACCTTAACGCGCGATTTTTCGAGGATGTTCATTGCACTCAGACCCGCGAATAAGTCACCACCTCCACTACATATATGTATCCGAATAACGGGTTCGTACCCCATAAGTTCCGCCTTTTGTTTAAGAAGTTTAATTTCGAGTATTTTAAATACCTCAATAAATTCGAGAATATCTTCATTTGTTATCTCACCGTAATATAAAATTTCGTTACCAATAACTCGAGTGATTTTAAAATCTTCTTCTTCATTCGTATTAGTGGAGTTATACATTGTTTTGGTTTGTCTATTTACTTATTTCTTCTTTAATCAACTTTTTTATTTTTGTAACCTCTCTTTGTTTAAGTTTATTGTGTAATCCTAAATGATTCATTACATCAAAATCTTGAGGTATTAAATTATATTCTTTAAATCTAGAAACGTCACCTTTTTTTGCATATTCTCTTAAAATGTTAAATTCGTGATGATTTAATTTAGAATTTGCGCGTCCCTGTATACTTTTAATTTTTTGGTATCTCATTTTCTGATTACCAAATTTAGTCCAAAACTTACCTGGTCTTATATTATCTTTATTTAATGGTTTTATAAAATACATTCTAGGTATTTTTATGGCACATAAAGAAAAATAAGGCATTATATCCCAATCACCTTTATATAACTCATCATCATATAAATCTGCTTGTGAAAGTGAATATGCTATTTTATCGTAATTTTCTTCTATACTATCTGGATAATTTTCTTGTATTATAGACCATATATGACCATGTTCAAAAAGAGAGTCGGTTATATTTATATCTCCAGAGTTGCATAAAAGATCAATTACTATTTCTTTTGGTGTTTTGAATACATCCTTATCATATGGAAAATCAATAAAATGATAAAAGTTATGTATATTTCCATTACATTTGTGAGAAGATAACGATGAATTTGGGTGACCAGGTTTTAATTTTGCAATTTCTTCAGGTTTAGTTTTAGATATGATAATGGTAACAAAATTTTCCATAAAATGTACATGTCTAGATGTAACTATAAGCTGTTTTTGAGTTATTTTACCACCTTCAGAAACAGTTTCAATTAAATGTTTTTGTACGAGCATATCGGTTTCATAATCTTCTATATATACGTTCATATTTGATTTCGTTAACATTGGTAAAAAAATATCTTTTTTACGCAGAGGTTCATCCCATATTTCAACACTATTTGATTCATTTAAAACACTATTTAGAATAAACGTTTTTCCATACCCAGCCGATCCGCATAAAAATACATTTTTATTTTCTTGTATATATTTTTTTAATAATTCTATTTCTTTATCGTGAAGCGAAATTTCGCTTTTCTTTTTTTGTGGTTTTATTATAGTAACAAAAGAATCCATGTCGGATGAAAGTGATGATGATCTTACTACTCAGGCATTAGATTTAGTTTTGAACAGTGATACACTTCAAAAAAAAATTATAAATCCTTTAAAAAGGAAAATTATTCCTTATATAATGTGTATCGGTTTCTTTAACTTATCCATGTTTATTATGATTGCTTATCTTTCGAATCGTCTTTCGAAGATTCTGTAGATTCTTCTAACGGTGGAACTTCTGTTAAAACTTCCATGAGTTCTGTTCGTTTTCGTAGTTCATTCATTAAATCACCTTTCAGACTTACAAGACCTTTACCTTTTAAATCTGCAATTTCATCTTCACGTTGTTTTTTACCTTCTATGTCAGCTTTTATAGTTTTCTTTGCATTATTAACAGTACCACGAATTTCGTCGAGTTCTTTTTTTAATTCTCTTTTTGCCGTTCCTCCAACTGCATCTTTTAGTTTAGTGATTACCGCATTTTCAGCTATAGCTTTAAATGGTATTATTGGTTGTATATGCATAATTTCAGGTTTGAAGAAATCTTGATCATCTGGAAATTCACGTTCAAATGCGTCTAAAATCTTTTTAGGTACGTTTGGTGATTGTTCTATTAAACGGTCATACTCAGCGCGCATATTTTCAATCATGACTGTACCATTTTGTGTTCTTTCTGAAAGTGGGAGTGTTAATTCAAGACGTATTGTTCTTGAAATTTTACCATATTGTATAGATGCAACACGGTGACCTTCCATCAATTCATTTATTTTTAAAAATTGCATGATAGTTGTTGCAATTGCAGTTATAAGATTCAGACCACCAATTGCTGATGGTACAAATGGCTGAACTGTTGGAGGAAATGTCTCTTGTGCAAAGTTCGCTGTTCCTGTTATTGTACTAACTATGATAAGTGGTATTGTAAATTTCATACTTTGATTTTTATACGAACAATATGCTTGGTAATGCATATATCTATAACAGGCGGAGGCTTCACCCCACGATTTAAGTATCTTCTCCTGTTGAGGGTGCCATATTTTAGGTAGTTTCTTTTCTTCGCTCATACTAATAGATATGAATATTATATTCTTCATTCACTTGGTTTGTTTTTTAACTTTACTCGTTGTTCCGTTCATGAAAAATAAACAAAATCTCGAATTTTATTCGTTAGTCGTTCCCTTCATTTTCTTTCACTGGTCAGTTAATGATGATACTTGTGCTTTAACGCAAATGGAAATGTTTGTAACAGGTGAAAAGAAAGAAAATACATTTTTTGGTAAAATTATGGGACCCATTTATAAAATGGATGATACAGATGCAAACAATCTTTTAAAAAGCGTTTTATTTTTCCTTTGGCTATTTGTTCAGTATAGACTCAATAGAATAAATTTAGAACCTATTCTTCGTAAGAAATTATCTACGTAAATATAAATGAAGAAGAGTACTAAAAATAAACTTTTAGGTATTTCCTTATTTTTTCTTATAGTGGTTATAGCGTATCAGTTGTATAATCCAATTGTTATAAAAAAGAAGGTACCTGTTCGAGTTCCAGTTCCAGTTAGAGTACCAGTACAAATTCCAGTTGAAAAAGAATATAGACAACCCCCAATAAAGGAGTATAAACCTGGACACATTCAACAAATGGGTGTTTTAATAGGTTCAGACGATGAAACTTTACCTTTATACGGTAAAGAAGTTAGAGGTCGACGTGATAGGTATAATTATTATACGACAACACCAGGTGACCAAATATATTCTTTACCTGTAACTATTGGTGATCGTGATTGTATGGAAGACATGGGATGTGGTGAATTATACGGTAACGAAAATGTTTCTGTTTTGGGTCAAACTGGTGACTTTCAGGCTAAAATGTATAGAACAGATAATTTTTTCTAAGTTATTATTAAAAAAATGGCGTTAGGAAACACGACTATATTGTCATTTATTTTTATGGTTTTATGTTCTACAACAATATGGTCTAAATTAATTACGTGGCCATCCTATGCGAAAGTACCAATGGTATGGGGTATTATTTTAGGGTGCTGTGCTATAAGCTGGGTTTTTACAGGTATTCTTATAAATGATGCACAAGGTCGTTTTTCTAGCGACGAATCCCCTTCAAATGAAGAATAAATTAGTAATTAAATGAATTCATATATATTAACATATTTTCTATGTTAATATAAATGAAAAGTGAAAAGGACGAAGCTAAAAAAATGGGTATTAGACTCACAAAAATGGTTAAAGGTAAACGTATACGACTTACCGAAAAGGAATTGCGTCGTAAGATTTTAAGTGAGAAAGATGCAATTCTTACGAATCAAGTTCAAGAAACACGAAGAATTATTAGAATGTGTAAAGGTTTGGTTAGGTCTTCTACTACTTCTAAACCAGCAAAAATGCGTGTTACTAAAGTAGTAAATATTCCTCGACCTCGTATTCCTGTACCACCTCCAGTACCACCAATTCCACGAAATAAACCAATGAAACGTGACACTCGTTTTAATTTAATGATGAATTTGAAAGCGAACCTTAAAAAACGTGGTATTAAAGAAAAGTTAAATCAAATTTCTTAGACATGAATTTTTTAGCACTTTCCATATTAGGTTGGCTCCAAAGAAGCCAACGCGACCAAAACCCTGCCGTATAGATACCTGTTTTACCCCAGTTTTCTTTATCGCTTTTTGTAACATCAAGCATATTTATGTGAACGAGTTTAGGACCAGTTTGTTTTTGAACCATACGTGGAACAAAACCACCATGCCTCGTTACATAAGAACGCATACGCATAGGATTTTTGTGTATAGTATAGTCTGAGTATCCCCTAGCACCGAAATCAACGAACCGTTCGTTTTCGAACGTTACGCGGAACTTTTTATCGAATCTAGGACTCTTTTTTAAATGAACTCGGGTCATTTTTATTATTAGTTAATATTTTTTTATATAAATTTAAATTTTTTTGCAATTGATGCAAGAATGCCTTTTTTTTGTTTTTTTGTTTGTCGATTTTTATTATTATTATTTTTATTGTTTCCTTCTGGAATTGGTGACAACATTGATTGTGGGACTCTGGCACGTTTTTTGGTTTGTTTAACGGTAGTCTGACCAGCTGTTCTTAAACCCCATTCTGTTTGATTTGTTCGAGCACTGTTAGGATATTTGGGTTCTATATGATTATTTAAATTGTATAAAATAACGCTATTATTTTTATGTAAATCCACAATAATTTTAGGTTTATAATCTAAAATTTCGTGTACCATGAACGCATAGACTAATGATAAATTACTATCTGCTGTACCTAAACATAAATAATCTGTGATAGGTGTGTTTTTAGAATTTATATACTCCTTCATTAGAGACACGTTATATAACACTTGTATAAAATCACCCAATAATTTCGAAATTTTAATTTTAACATTTTTAGATCCCTTTGCTGTTGTGGATTCCATACCAATTGGTACTTTATATTCATTCACATCTAAGGTGTATTTTCTTTCCTTTTCGTCAAACCCTAATTCAATTTTCATTTTATTATTGATATTAAAAGTCATTAATTGAAGACACCATTTTGATGAAGATCTTTCATATTGTTTGCTAGTTAATTTCATTATATTATCTTTTATTCCAGCTTGTACCATATATTTACCTGGATCTGTAATACTTCCTACTGTTTCGAATCGTTTTATATACCTTTCCTGACTGTTCTTAGATTTATCTAATAAGCGTGAGATAATACCCGGAGAACCTGAAGCCCTGTCATCTTTTCTTTCAGAGTCTAGTGAAATATATAATTTTTTATTATATTTAAAGTCGGTACTACTGGTTGATTTAGTTTTGGTCCACTTTTTGTCAAATATTTCATCGAGATGTGATTTTAAAATGCTTTCGAAACCACCTTGGAGTTTTTCTGCTATCACGTCATTATTATTAATTATTTTAATAGATGATTTCTGGGGTTTTACTACGATTTCTATAATTTTTTTCATCATGGTAGTAATTCTAAAATCAATAACATCTTCTCCATATATTATTTTTTTAATATCACCGTTTAAAAATGTTCTGAAAGTAACTTCTAATATCGTTCCATCGTGTATCATGTCCAAATAAAATAAAAATAAAAGATTAATATCAAAATCTTTATTTTTAGAAGTTAAATCAACTGTTGAATATTTAAATGATAAATGTTGCTTATTTGAACTTAATATATTTATTCGTTTATTCAAATACGAGTTTAAGTTATTTTGATTGTTAAATTTTGGGCCATTGGTTTTAAAATATGCATTTGATAAAAGTTTCTTATTCGCGTATAAATAACTGAGACCTTTTGTAACATTTTTCTTCACACCGGGAGGTTGTGTATTAATTTTTTTTGTGAATCCGTTTGTTATTAAAATAGTGTTTTTTTTATCATTATTCATTTTCGTTTTTGTTTTCGTTTTTGATTTCGTTTTAAATTTCGTTTTAATTTTAAGAGAAAATTTAGGTTTTGTTTGTCCTTTTTCTCGTTTAACAGTTTGATTTGTAGGCGTCGGTGTTCTTTTAATAGTCTGTTTTATAGGGATCGGTGTTCTTTTAACAGTTTGTTTTATAGGGGTCGGTGTTCTTTTAACAGTTTGTTTTTTAGGTGTCGGTGTTCTTTTAATAGATTGTTTTGGGGTTGGTGTTCTTTTAATAGATTGTTTTGGGGTTGGTGTTCTTTTAATAGATTGTTTTGGGGTTGGTGTTCTTTTAATAGATTGTTTTTCGGGTATCATTTTTCTTTTAATGACTTTGTTACTTGGTGCCTGTATACGTGCAGGAGGTGTTTTTTTAACACCCTGATTTATTGTATTTATTTTATTAGAGGGTGTTCCTGATATGAAAAAATCTCTATTTGTAAGTTCTTCTTTATTTTTTTTAGAACTCATTCTTATTGTAACCTGATATTTTTATACTAAAGGGTAATTTTGGTATAAAAATATGTAATTGATCTATTATTGAATATAATTTTCACCGCGTTTATGTCTTCTATAGAGAACAATTCCGAGAGTAAGTGATATTAACCAAGCCTGGAACTGGGTTATTCCGTAAGGTTCTTCAATCATAAACATTTATATAGTATACTATTTATTACTTTATATATCTAGTGTTTGTTTTGTAATTTTACAAGCGTATAGTGGTGATATAAATGTACTGATCCTAGTGCGAGAGATAAATATGCACCTGGACTAGTTCTTATTTTTTTATTTAAGATAATGAGAAGTGCAACTGTAATCAACATGAGTGTTGGTAAGGTGAGTATAGCCACTTGTGTATCGGTTAATTTAGAATCTTTAGAATGAATTGTCATTTGTATATAATACGAAAATATATTAAATGATTTAAGGAAAGAAATTGTTATTTATTATAAATGAAATTTAAAACACCTGAAAAATTAAAAATATTAGAAAATAATTATATATTTTTAAAAGATGAGTGTATTTTATTACCACCTGAATTTATACAAGATGAACCAAGGGGGAAGGGGGAATG